AAAGTCTGAACCTGCTTCATAGTCCAAAAAGAAGACCTCCCAATCTTAATCGGCTTGGGAAACTCCCCTTTCTGAACCATGAGCCAGAACTTTGATTTAGATACCGGGATCACCTTCAATATTTGCGGGATTCTCATTAAGCTTATATCTGCGCAGTCATTACTCATGATGACCCCATAGCCGAGTTCGTTTCAAGTTCTTGCGATACATCTGCAAGGCCAGTCTTGCAGAACTCATCTTTGTGTATCCGTATGAACGATACAAACTGTAAAGCCGAATTGCCACCATCAAATTGATCTCCTAGTTTTTGTTATGTATGAATATTGGTTCTACTGATGCTACTGAAGAGCAATGTAGCTGTTGAATTTTTGGCGGTCAATCAAATGTCAATACCCACTTTGGTAATGGATATTATTTTTTGACTACAAAAAAATATTTATTCATATAAATGCTATAGGTCAATTAAGTAAAGGGCTACAGCCTTGTCAGTATTTTCTGATAGTGCGTAGATAGTAGTGGACACACATAGATCAATAAGCACTTCAAAAAGAAAAATAAAACGACTCAAATTAGTTAAAGATGGATTACAGCAAATTGATAAATAAATAAATTAAAGAAAAATTCAGAAAAAACACGTTTGACGGCGAGCATTTGGATTGATAGATTGTGATCTGTTTCACATTGATCAATACATAAAACGGAGACTGTCTTACATGAATTATTACGAGCATCACATTGGAGATTATTCGCAAGCTACCTCACATTTGAGCTTTATTGAAGATGCTACTTATAGTCGCCTTATTCGGAAGTACTATGCCACTGAAAAGCCCATGCCACCTGATGTTAAGACCGTTCAGCGTTTAGTTAACGCCAAATCTAAGGAGGAGAAAAATGCAGTGGAATTGGTCCTTAATGAATTTTTCATATTGACTCATGATGGCTGGAGGCAAGGCCGTTGCGATCATGAAATCGCCCGTTTTAAGGATAAGCAGGCTAAGGCTAAACGCAGTGCAGATAGTCGCTGGCAACCTGTGAATGCTACCGTTGCTGCTAATGAAACCAAATTAGATCTTGAGCCAAATTTAGCATGCGTTCGCATTGCCGATGCATTGCCAACGCAATGCTCACCAGTCACCAATCACCAGTCACCAATCTCCAAACACCAGTCAATCAAATCAATGGCTGAAACAAGCGTGAAAAAGACTTCTGAACCAGGTCTTCAGAAGAAAAAAGACGATCTTGGGGATCTTGGAGTGCTTGGCGAAATGCATAAACGGTTTGCCGAATTAATTAGTAAGGAGGGTGCCTCTGTTGCGGTAGATGACTGTCGAATTAAAGATATGGTTGCTACTGGAGCAAGTGAGGCCGAAGTGATTGGGGCGATATCGATTGCAAAGGAAATGCGCAAGAAGATTTCTACTACAAGCCCTATCAATGCTGGCTATGTCTTGGCTATTGTGAAATGTGAATTGAAAAAACGAACCTTAGCTGATTCAGGGGATATTGCTTGGTGGAAAACCAATGACGGGATCGATGCAAAAGGACGTGAGTTATCGATGCGTGCACAGGGTTCTGAATCCTATGAATCTTATAAGGCTCGTATATTTGCGCAGCTGCGAAAACGCCAGGAAATAGTTAAGCCTAGTGAGGCGATTGAAGCTATCGAGATGATCGAGTCGAAAGAGCCTATGGTTACAGGCGCAGATCAGGAGAAGAGCCATGCCATCTAATGCCCACCTTATAGGTGTGGTGGAGCGCCTTGATATGGAAGACTTTCCGATTGGTTCTGTGGTTCAAACTCCAAGTGGTCGCACTGGTACTGTGATTAAGCACCGTGGTGCGCAAAGTCGTCATGACCTGTTTCAGAGAATCATTATTGAATTCGATGAACCAATTGGAGATACCGTGGCTTTGCAACCTCATCTATTGACCATCATCAATAGGGCCGAGGCAAGCAATGATTACTAAGAAGCCGAAAAGGGTCAAAAAGCAGCCCACCGTTAAAACTCAGGGCTTGCTTAATACTGGGCTCACCCAAATAGTGGAGAGCCATCCATACAACTCAGAGGAGATTACTCCGCTCGAGCTAATGCTCAAGATCATGCATGAGCTATATGCGCAGGCAGAACGCTGTACTGCTTCTGCAAATCAGAATACCGATCTTTTTGGGTATGTCGATTCTGTAGATAGTAATGAGACCCGGATCAAACTACTCAATATGGCTGCTGCTGTAGGAAGGCATATAGCGCCTTATATTCATCCGCGCTTATCTGCTATTGAACATACGGGTAAAGATGGGGCACCTCTGCAAAGTGGGGTATTGCTTGTTCCAAGTATCTTGAGCTTAGAAGAATGGGAGCGCGTTGCCCAGCCTAAGCAATAGCTTTGCAGCTCAATTCATGAAAACCATCTGGGCCCCATTGCCAGGTAGCCAGACCCTATTTCTGACTTGCCCTGTGTATGAAGTATTGCTAGAAGGTACTAGGGGAGGAGGTAAGACCGATACCTTGCTCATGAGTTATGCCCAGCATGTAGGTAGAGGTTTTGGAGATCATTGGCGCGGCACACTCTTTCGTCTGACTTACCCACAACTAGCTGACGTTGTGGCCAAGAGTAAGCGCTGGTTCTATCAAATCTTTCCAGGGGCCAAGTTTAATGAATCCGACTATGTATGGAAGTGGCCTACAGGAGAGATGCTGTACTTTCGTTATGGGGCTAATGAGGACGACTACTGGAATTACCATGGCCATGAATATCCCTGGCTGGGGTTCGAAGAATTAACGAATTGGCGCAATCTCTCTTTCTACGAAGCCATGCATTCGACATGTCGCTCATCACATCCTGGAATGCCAAGAATGGTGCGCGCAACCTGTAATCCATTTGGAGTGGGGCATGCCTCAGTAAAGGAGCGATTTCAGATTGGGAGCATTCCTACTGGTCAAATCATTCGGCAAGAAGGAGCACTTCCTAGAGTACGAATTCATTCAACGATTTATGAGAATACCCATCTTCTCAAAAACGATCCTAACTATCTTATGAACCTAGAGTCATTAAGTGATCCAAATCGGCGCAGAGCTTGGCTGGAAGGAGACTGGGATATCCATGTAGGAAGTTTCTTGGAAGGAGTTTGGCAACCCTCTAAACACGTGATAGAGCCCTTTGCTATTCCACCAACATGGAAGGTATGGCGATCCATGGATTGGGGATATGCCAGACCATACGCTGTCTATTGGTTTGCATTATCTAACGATGGTGTCTATTACCTCTGGCGTGAACTCTATGGATATGGAGATAAAGAAAACACCGGCACCAGGGAAGATGCAACGGTAGTCGCAGAGAAGATCAAAAAGATCGAGATCCATGATCAACGTCTTGGATATGAATATCGCATGAACCTAGCCGACCCCTCCATCTTTTCCAAGATTGGAGCTGAAAGATCTATCGGTCAGATCTTCAGGGATAAAGGCGTCAAATGGACCGAGGCCTATAACGCCCCTAGAAGCCGAGTAAACGGCGCTCAAGAAATCATCCGGCTACTTGTTGAGGGAAGGCTGAAGGTATTTAGTACTTGCAAGCATTGGCTAAGAACGATCCCTCAGCTACCGCCAGATTCACTAAACCCTGAAGATGTAGATACGGATGCCGAGGATCATGCCTGGGATGCTACTAGGTATGGGGTCATGAGAGCTAGAAGAGTGGCGGAGTAAAAGAGGGTATTAAGTTAATAGAGTTAATCAGTTATTTGCGAGCGGGGTAACCTTTGGCAACTTCCAACATATTGAGCAATCTCTGTACAGTCCACTCATCATCTTGCCACCACTTATTAGCATCCGCTACTTGGCTGGAGGAAACTTCGCTTAGCTCAATATTTTTAATGGCCAAGCTATACATCCCGTTAAGAGATGCATTGATAGCACCCGATATATGGACCACTTCCCACTTTGTTAGCGGCCTATTTTCATCTTGAATAACAAGAAGAATCTCTTCAACCAGATTCTCAATAGTTTGCTTTTTGTCTTCTGAAGACATTAAATTTAGCTGATCATTTGTAGGTAATTGGTTCATATTTATCCATAATAAATTCAGACTTACCCTTACTCTAATCTATAAACAATATGTGCCTCAAGACTCCAAAGCCCTCCAACAAAAATGGACCGCCCGCATTACTCATGCGCGCGCTCAATGGGCAGCCTTTCATAAGCGCGTAAGACATAACCGCAACACGGTAGCTGGCTTTAATTGGAATGCTGATCCCACCAGCAAAGACTTCTACAGTCTCAGAGCAAACCTAATCCATGGCACCATCTCTGCAGTACTACCCAATGTCTATGCACGC